TCTGAGCCACTTGAACCATAGTAAACAGACGTTGTTCCGTCCTCCGCTTTGCCGCCTAATAATGCCGTAGTCGTGTTGGCATAATTGGTCATTATTACACCGGCGTACTTAATGGTGTCTGCGGTTACATTGGATGACAAGCTGAGTTGGTCTAATCCAGAAGTTCCACCCAGCACTTGCAGTTTGGCAGATGGCGAAACGCCCACGCCCAAGTTGCCGCCGCTACTGAGAATGAGATCGGGTGTCGTTGAAGTGTTTACGTTTTCAGAAGACGCAGACGTATAGAACTCCATGTCTGAAGCGTTGTCATCTGACGCGTCATACGCTTCAGCAGCACGGACAACGATCTTTGCAACCATTTGGTGATTGGCGTCTAACTGCGTATCAAGTGACTTAAACGCAATTCTCCCAACTTCACCATTATCTGCAATGGCGGTGCTGGTATTTACAATGCCGATTCCACAACTCGCATTTGTAGTTGCACCTATCTCTAAAGGAAATGTTGGTTCGCTAACGCCTATGCCAAGATGAAGATGGCCCAATACAGCATTCTCTCTTATAAAAACACCGTCTGTCCCGCCATCAGCGGGCTGCCACTGCATCACCTCACCCGCACCGTCCGACCGAACGATGGGTTCGTTTTCGAAAGAAGTTCCTGACGTGGTAATTACACCCTGTTGTACAATTCTTGCCATTTTAATGTCCGTTTATGTTGTTGCTAGGCTGTGCTGGATAAGCGGTAACTGAAGTATCTGGTGATGCCAGTGTGAATACAGCTATACCATTGTTTGCATCTGAAATTATGTTGAGACTGCTACCTACATTATCACTCAAATCAACTTGCGTTCCCGGCAACAACTTTGTGTGATAAACAGATGTGGTTGCAGCCGTTGAGCCGTAGCGTAAGAATAAATTTGTAGAACCTGTGTTCTGCAACAAAGCCTGTGCATAGTTTACGTTTGGACTCCAACCAAGGCTGGAATCAGCTACATTAGCCGTGTCTATATCAACTTGAGAGGGGGTGTTGTAGGTAACATTTCTCTCAACAGCGGAGGGGGTTTTTATAATAGCCATAATATTTTAAAGAAAGGGGGGCCGAAGCCCCCCATGATTATTAAGAAGTGCGTCTGCGACGATATACAATGGGTAGGCAATGCCTTGCATCACCCGGAATACCACCGTGTATTGTCTGCGAGATGAACTTCAAGAAGTCACCATAGACGTTCATGTCCCAGCCTTCTGCACCACCGTCTGTTACGTCGGTTGTTGAGGCTGTTGGAACCAAGAACTGATCAGTCAAATCAATCTGACCATTCCAGTTCATGCCATACAGTTTCTTCTTCGAGATGTTCTTACCAGCAAACTCCTTGGGCGGCGGCCCAACAGAGATCGCCTTAAAGGCATCTGCACCACATAAGAACGCAACCTCATTAGAGCCAATATCATTACTGGCACTTGAAGCAATCTTGGTATAATTCGAGTTAGGTACAACCTTGTTGCTAGTGACAGTTTGTGGGTTGACCCACGCACCCGTGTCTGTAAAACGCAACGGGAATGGGTCAAACTTAACTGTAATCTTGCCAAACAGATCGCCAGCAAAACCATCTCTAACGAGGTTCATGTCAGCGGGTGCAAGACGACGGCCAGTTTGGGCCGCCAAGTCACTATCCCACATGAGCGAGGCCCATGCTTCAGTTGAACAAACAAGAACATACTTACCCTTAATCATCTCAGAGGTCTTTGGAGTACCAAATTGACGATCAAATGGTGGTGCTTGAACATCCTCCTGCAAGACAAGCATAGCTTTATACAAGTCTTTCAGCGTTAAAGCTCCAGCTTCTTGGCCGGAACCGCCCGTTACCAGTGAATCACGATACTCCTGTCCACCACCTTCACCAATTGCAGCTGTGGTAGAAGAAGTACTATCAGCATCAGCGTCAATAGTGCGAATCTGATCTTGTGTCAGTGAGACTTTTGCAGCATCTCCATCAAGATCAACAGAACTTGATAAATAACCAGATCCGCCTTTAGCAATATAAAGGTCTGGTGTTTGATACCACATCAAAGTTCTGATGAACTGATTCTGTGATGTCTGGATTTGACGAACAATATCCTTGTGAGCGTAGGATAACTGATCACGCCAAAAAGCTTCAAAACTGTTAAGGAAACGAAACCGCGTACTCTCATACCTGTGGTAAGAAAGTTTCGCAGACTCATTCCGCTCACCAATTTTGTAGATGTCCTTGAGTGGCGCGTCAGCCAATACATTCGGCGCGAATGTAGAACGCTGTACGGGACTGGGCGTTGGAGTCAACCCTTGAAGGGTGTCTCCCATATTAGGTTGCCACTTAATCGAGCCATACAGAGTGTCATAGACATTCCATTTGGGAAAAAGGGCAACCTCGTTTTTAACTAGGTAGAAATCCAACTTATTAAAGTTGTTGGATACTGCCGTTGTACTCATCGCTTGCGCGAGAGTGCTACTTGGATCAACTGCTGTTACAGCCATAATATTTTAATATATTTAATTTTACACACAAGTTGTGATGCCCTTCACACGAGTAGCGTGGTATGCCCTTACCGTCAGAAGCACCTGTATTAAAGCAAGAAGTCTGCCAACTTACGAGATAAATTCACTCATTATATCATCCATTGTAAACATCTCATCATCGTCAGTTTTAGATGCCTTAGATGTTGGCTCGCCTCGCAGCATATCTTTCTTATTTCTAGTCTGTTTCTTAACCTTTTCAGTCAATTCTAGCTGTTGCTTGGCCATAATCTGATTATTTATCCAGAGGTTTGTAGCCAGTTCAGCCATTGGGTGATTTGCAAAAACCTTAGGTAAAACGTCAATAAATGTCTTACGCATCTTGTTGATCGAGGTTTTGCCAAAGTTGGGTATGTCTATTGTTTTCTTACCCATCTCCTTGTCCTCCAACCACTTAAACTGCTTTCGTTGCTCCTCTTCAAGCATCTGAACAGAGTCTTTATAATTAGTTGCGTGGTTCTGTTGTATTGACTGAGCGCGTTGACTGAAGGATTTACTCAAGGTTTGGGCCTCAGTTAGTGCTGCTTGTACGTCAATTTCGGATTCTCCTGTGGGCTGAAACTCGTCACGACCCTGCACTATCTTGCCGTTTTTGTCATATCCCTCAACAGAACGCCAATTTTCACCATTGCGAATGGCTACGAGTTGCTTACGCCAGTGCGCTTTTTCTTGTGATGCCTTGTCATAATCAGTCACAAGTTGTTGATACTCTGGATTAAGTGAGTAAGCTTCGGGGTGTGATAGAAGGTCTTGTGTCTCTTCTGCTGTAGATTTACCAGCTTTTAACGTCTGAAGCTTTTTCGTGAAATGATCATACGCAGCATTAGACATTTGTTTGGCATACTGCTTATCCTCATCATCGAAACCTTCATATGTGCGGCCCTTTGGCTCGTCATCACTTTCATCCTCTTTCAAGGGATCACCGAGAATATCCTCAGTAGTCAGTTCTTCTTCATCTTCCTTATTATCTTCTTCAGTTGCCTCTTCTTCTGGCTTTTCTTCTGACTCTTCAGACTCTTCTGCTGATGCTTCGGTCTCAACTGGTTCCTCATCGGTTTCTTCGGGTTTCTCTTCAACTTCCTCAGTTTTCTCAACTGCTTTTATTGTATCTAGCTCATCAACCTCAAGTTGATCGCCAACGTCTATTGAGCCAAAGTCAAACTCTTGCTCGATTGCTTCCGCTGTTTTTGTATCGGTCTTTGTCATATATTATATGTATTATTTCGTCTAGTGTTTTTATTTGAATTGCCACTGTGCGAACATCGCTGTCTGCAACTGTTCGTTTTGTGGCGAGATAACTAACATCTTTAACGAGGCGTTCCCGCTCCTGCCTGAGAAGGTTGAGGAACACCTTGGTTGTTGGGTTGTCCACCCATTGCCCCCATGCTTGCTCCTCCAGAGCCGCCTTGGTCGCCTCCTGCAAGGGCTTGGACTTGTTGTTGTATTTGCTGTATTTGCTGTGCATACGGTTGAGCTTCTTCAGTCAGTTGCCCTGTTTGTGGGTCTACTACTAAGCTTTGTACAATTGCGGATAGTTGCTGTAACAATTGTGTCTTGGTTGTATCTTGCTTCATTTGCGTTAGATACTTAGGTGCTTCGTCAGGGAATAGCATTGTCAGCATATCCTCCATATAAACCATGGCCAAAGCACTGTTCTGTTGAATGACAGGCCAAACCTGCAACATCTTCTGCGCCTTTTCTTGCCTTTCAACAACATCTGTGTCACCTGCTGGCTTGATGTTGTATTCGTGATCAATGAAGTAATGCAAAGGGATTGTAGGCTCTAGGAGTCCATCAATTACCCTAGACTTATAGATTTCCCAACAATGCTCATAAATCTTTTTAATTGAAATGCTGAACAAGGAAACCTGCGTTGCTGACAAAAGCTGTGCCTCTGCCGATGCCGTCTGTATTTCGGTAGCTGTCTTACGGCTATCTTGACGGTTCATTGCAGCATAATTCATCTGCGACTGCTCCTGTGAGTTCTGAGTTACAAGCGTCTGAATAGCTGACAGCATCGTTGAATTTGGCGGTGACAATTGAAACTGCTTAACGTTTGCATCAATCAATGCTCCCGGCACAAACTGCACACTGGTCTGCTCATTACTCTGGTTTGGATCGTCTGCGTCCTTGGAGAAGTAGAAGTTTGATGCACGGCGATGCGCTGTTACAAACGATGACATCAAGGAGCTAACAGCCTCTTGCGTATGTTTGTCCATGTAAGCGCGACCTACGCAATTCTTGATAGTCATGTCTTCTGCTATCATGTAATGAAAGACAACATAGGGATAATCTGTCTCGTAGACTTCGCCCGACATATCGCGACGACCCAAGAACAGTGGACGTGGCTTGCGTAACCATTCGTTGCATCTGGCTACGCAAGACCACCCCACCTGAACTATCCCGTTGTTTCGGAACATAACCTTTTCTACCTTGAATAAGGATTCAGTCTGTTCATCAACAGGGTCTTGACCGACAAGTGCCTCGACCTCTTTTGCACTAAACTCGCGCGTTTTTGTCATGTCTATTAGTTGTTCGCGAGTAAAGTAATGACGATGCACCAGCATACTACAGGCTTGTATGTCACGGGTGTCATCTGGAAATGCAAAGTCCTCGTAGTTTACAGATTCAACAGCAAAGTGTCCCGGCTTTGTATCGTCAAACTGTATCTCAGCAGCGCAGTATCCATGAAGCTGCATACAGTCTATTGTACGAAAGAGTGGAATTTGCCAGCCATCGTACCGGCAACGCTCTGTGAAATCACGCTCAAGTGGCCCCGTGTTGAATGCAGGATTTGTTGAACTGGAGAAGATTGCAGTACGCCGTGAGTTGACTATGTAAGAAACATACTTAGCCTGTTCACGCCGAATGTTACTGTCGATTATATGCGTTGGAATATAGATTTCATCTGGAGCCAAGTAGCCATCCCGACGTTCTAAATCCAAATCTACATTTAACCGTCGCTGCTGCCTTTGATCCTGCGCTGTAACGTGTTGATTGTCGCAGATGTCAGCTAACCTATTTATGTTAGTTGCTGCGTCCTGATAATTCTTGTAATTGTTGTATTTCATCGTGTAACCAGTTGTTTGTTCTTACATTAAAACTTTTACCGAAAGTGACTCGTGGTCTGTTTAGCCGAAGTTGTTTATGTTCGTGTTTCTTAACCTTTTTAACGGCTAATCTTTTTGGCTTCCTACCCCGATAGTCCGCAAAAGCCAACACAAAAGCATCTGCTCTATCCGGCGAAACGTGACCTTTTGACCTCGCTTGCTTCTTGCTTTCAAGTTGTAGTTTATTTTGCGGCGTAACTACATAGTAACGAGATGCCAATTGTTTGCGTAGCTTCGTCTCACGCGGAACTATAATATCACCATACTCAATCAGCTTGGCTACGCTAAACCAGAGTTCTGCACCACGATTTAAATAGGCAAGGCTATTGTACGGTTTAGCTTGGTTTAAGACGTATTTAATATCCCAATTGATACGGAGTTGATCCAAGATGGGTTTGCCCAAACCACCTGCATCACCATAAATTACATCTAGATCATATTTTTTAAACAAAAACTCAAGATGATCAACTAAGGCAACTGTATCTCTAAAGTTAAATGCTTCAACTGCCAGCGTTTTGTTGCCATTGCGAACTACAAGAACCTGCTCGTCACCGCCAGCAGACAAATCAAGACCCGCTGTATTCTTCTCTTCTTCAACGTGTTCAATCTCCATCTTGTCTAACTCAACAAGCTTCTGATGATTGATGACTACCTGCTCATCCATACCACCGAACTCAGCCATTATCATGGACTTGTAGAGTGCAGAGGTTTCGCCGTAAGACTCCTTGATTTCTGAAATGTATTCTTCAGAAAGATGCGGACAGTCAAACGCTGTTACATGATACTGTTTCCAGTTGCCTCCCGTGCATACATTGTAAAAATGTCCCGAAGGCGGGCCGGGACTAGACACATCTACGCGCTTGGTAAAACCTGTGCAGCGTGCCAAGGCTGTAAAGATGTCATCTGGTACTGACTTCGCCTCCGAAACAAATATTGCTAACTCACCATTCTGCACAACAGGATGCCAGCCCTCTGCTCTTCCCGGTTCATCCGTCACAAACAACTCGATTGTTGAGTTATTTAATATGTTGGTATAATGGCGATAGTTCATCTTCCAGACAGTTACACCAAACAACTTGTTAATAGCTGTCATTAACTGCCGAATGTACTTGTCTGTCTGACGATCAAGCTGATTGCCCGAAGCTGTCGTTACCAACGAAACTGCGTTGGATGATGTCATGCCTGTCCACAAAGCACACGGTGCAATTATGAACTGATCTTTGCCTGACCCATTGGCTGCCCGAACGGCTGCCTTGAATGGGTGCGATGCTGGTGATGGTTTACCGTAGTCTTCTAGGATTTCACGTTGCCACGAGTGTAACTTGAGTGTACCAGCCAAGATGTCATCATCAATAATGGTGAGCATCTCATAGGGATCAGTGAACTGTATGTTATCGTTTTTCCCCATAATAACGCTTGGCGTGACCTTCATTCACCAGCGTTTTGTTCAAGTTAGTCTTGTCGATGTGCAAAACACCTAGAACCCTGCCATACTTGCCTTTCTTATCAAGTCGAGTTTCTATAACACACTTGTTCTTATTCTCGCGTAAGAGGCATTTAAGCCGCTCCTTAGCCTTGAGTCCTGCTGCCTTCTCTTCCAAGTCGCGTGTACGGCACTCAGGCGTGTTAATGCCGTATAGACGAACCCGTTGCTTAGAGTGCATATCAAAACCCAAGTCAACGAAAGCGTCAACGGTATCACCATCAACAACACGAACTACCTCTGCGTTGTAGTGGTATAGTTTATTTTTCATCAATCAAACCAATCGGTTAGCCTGTCTTTCTCCAAGAGGTCTTCTGGATTTTCTGTCGCTCTTTTCTTAGCCACACGCAACTGGTTTGGTGTGAATAAGTAGGGAGTCTCATTGTCTCCATTGCTGTCCTCCAAGTATGTAAATACATACCTAGATGTTGACCCGAACTTTCTGTCCTTGTTCAGAACAGAAAACAATCTTCCGTTTTTTACTGTCATGCTTCTATTGCTTTCTTCATTACTTCACGCGCTTTTTCAAGTCGCACGTTGAAATCTGATATGTTCACCTCAGTCTTACCTGCCGGTTGCTTCAAGCCTTGTCGTTGATCCAAAACATAGAACGCAGCCTTCAAAGCTGCGTTGTCGGCAGTACCGACATGGAGAGCCGATCTAACTACATCCAATGCAGTATCTTCTAACTCAACAAACTTTTCAGCTAACGGCAAGTCTGGTTTGCGATTACTAAGGATTAACTCCACGTTCTCACGCGCATACCCAAGGTCTTCCACAATCTCATCAACCGTGAAACCCTCCTTCTCCAAATTTAATATCTGTTGACTACTCATGGCCCCCCACTCGCGGGATCATATATATCTATTTCAATCGCATTACGAGGCTTTAAGATTTCGTGATCATCACGAATCCAGCCATCTAATTCATCATCAATTACTTTTTTAGCTTCAGGTGAAACATATGCAAAGCTAGTGACTTTACCGTCTTTGTTTTTGACTTGAACAATTCCACCATCATCACCTTTATAAACCATTTTACCTGACACGCCTAACTTCGCTAAATCTGCTGCACCCCCTGCTGCAAGTAACGGCTCTTTTTCTGCTAGTTTCTCGTAGAAATCTCGCATTTCTTTTGTAAACTTTTCTGCGGCAGCTTTATTCTCTGCCATCAATTTATCTGATCTATCTGAAATACCTTGTGCTATCTCGCGACTTTTTTCAAATGCCACGCGATCTTGCTCTCTTTTTGCTGCCCTACTTTTCGCGGTTAAGTCTGCAATTTGTTGACGGAGTTCGCCTGTTTTGCCAAACATTTCTCCTGTAATTTCATTCCAAAAATTTACAGCTTTTAAATCAGTATCCTCACGAGTAGCGTCATATATTCCTTGTTCCGCATCACCCGCTTGCTTCCGTGCTATTTCAACTGCTTCTCCGGCTGTTACAGTCGGATTGTTTAGAAATATCCCTACTGCTGATTCAGTTGTATATTCTTTTTCACCTTCACCTGTTAAATTGTCAATTTTAATATCCTCAATTTGTTGTTGATAAGGTCTTATTGCATTGGCTCTATCTCGATCAACTTCCCTAAGAGCTTCATTTTGGGCTATTTTTTGGTCTAGCGTTTGATCCCAACCGCCATACTCATTACTAAACTGTATTGCTCGATACTTGTCATCATAAAGAGCATTTAACCGCCCTATTGTATCTTCAATAGCTGCTATATTTTGATTGTCTGCGTGAAGGTTTGTGTCTACCTTGCCTGTGTATTTACCTTCTCCATGCTCTAGCCAGTTGTACGGGCCTTTTGTGAATGCTTCGTTAGTTGCATCATCCTCGAATTGTCCGTTTTCTTTGAAGTAATTCTGTCTGCGCTCTAGTCCAACTTGTTGCCGTATTTTTAGCATAGTTTCGGCATCAATTATACCATCCCATTCGTCACGTTCTTCTGGTAGAAGTCCTGCATTACGCGCTTCTTCATCTGTCATTTCATAAGCTAACTCTCCTGTCACACGGCCTGTGACACCACCGCCTAGTGGATCACCTTGACTAATCTCAGGTTTGCTGTCGATGTCTAATCTGTCACCTGTGGGTAACGGCTCAGTTCCAGCATTACCAACTGGACTTGTTGGTACAATTGTTTTGGCATCAATTATCTGTGGTTGTATTTGCTCTGGAGATTTACCTCCAAACGTTTCTATTGCGCCTTTTGTCTGACCTTGTGGCTCTTGCCCCATGATGGGACTTGTTTCTTGGCCAATTGTGGTTGGTATGAACGGCTCAGATTCATCACCACGCACTGGCCCCCGGTCATGTTCTCGCGGGTTCACTCGTCCCGGTAATGAAACGTTTGGCACGGGCATTTGCGGCTCACCACCACGCGGACTAAGCCTTGTATCTTTTGGTGGTGTGTATGTAATTTTTAAACCTGTTTTAACTGGCGGCATTTTTGATGCCTCAATTATATTAAGCTTGGATAGGCTCTCCTTGATCTTATCGCTGTCTATTTTCCCTATAATTTTACCTAAAGTCTCGTTATAAGTTTTTTCTAGTGTCTGACCTAGTACCCATGTTGTGCCGTGTACTAAGTCTTGTACTGGATTACCCCTAAATTCTGGATGATCTGCAAATGCATTATTTACACCTGCCATAATATCTTTTGCTAGAGTTAACGCAACTGCGGGAACTGCGGCTGGTGTGCCGTATTTATTGATTAAATTTGCCCAATTTATTATCGCTATTACTTGAGCTTTTCCGTATTCCTGTGTTTTTATATTATGCTCGTTTTGTATAAATTTACCTAGATTTTTTATCGTGTCTAGTACGTCAGGCCCGAATGGCGTTCTATCACCTGCCGACGGAACCCCTTGCGTTTCATACAGCAAAAAGCTTTCCTCACCTCTGCCCTTTATTAAATCCTTAATTTTCTTCGCTAAACGACCTACTTCCAATTCTTTCGGTGGTCTTGGATATTGGTCAAATTGTGTTTTACCAACTATCGCGTCACTCAGGCTGCTTATACCTCCAATAACATCAGAAGTTATTCCTTTTACACGATTACTGAATGTATTGGGATTCCATTTTGAGTCATAGAATCTAAACGGTTTTTCACCCCCTAGTCCTAGCTTTGGTTCTCTTTTAGTGCCTTTTGGCCTTATGACAATAGGTTCTCCTAACTCTTGTTCTTGCGTCCCTAGAGGTAATTTTGGGCCAATAAATTTATCGGGAGTCCACTTTGGATCATAAAATCTGAAGTCATCATCTCTTCCAAGTCCTCCTGAGTAGGGTAGGGTGGCATCTGGTGTACCCCAACCATGGCCTTCTGGTAGTTCAAAATTGGTGTTGACGTTAAAGTCTACCTTGGGCATTTCATAACGTTCCATAGGCTCATAATCACGGTTGTAGAAATCCCAATTGATTATGTCAGTATTTGGGTCTGGTTGTATGAAATTAGGGTCTGCTGATTCTACTGGTGGTTTTGGTGGATCAACTACAATAGGATCATCAACGTTTGCGCCTGTTGTATCGGCTGGGCCGACAAGTTTGCCCCACCACTCACCGCCAGACTTGTTAAGGCGAGCGGGTGGGAGACCAGATTCCTTGGCACGAAACTCAGCGAAACCGCCGGGAACGCGCTTTATTAATGGGCCTTCAGCTACTTGATTCGTTCCCATACCTTTGGATTAACATAGATGGCGTACTTGATCAAGGGTGTTTGCTCACAAATCTCTATCGCTCTCTCAGACATAGCCTGTATTAAAGCTGGAAGTGTGCCAACTTTTAACATTTTAGGATAAAAGTTAAGGTTTTTTGAGGTCATTTTTTCAGAGATGTGCATAGTTCTGTTACAGCTCAACTTCTGGCCCCCCTCCCTTCATTCCCCCCTCCCATCTAGGCACAAAAAAGCCCGCCCTCATGTGAGGGCGAGCATTGCTACTATTGTGAACCATGCCACCAACCAAAACAGGTGACAGTACTTATCCAGTTTATCCATTCGACATTGCGTTTGGATCATGATCTGCGGTGCTTTGCATACGCTCAACATCAACATCGTCCGGCCCATCGTATGAATCTTCAGACACCAGAAGAGTTAACTCTTCCAAGTCTTTGATCTTCTTCTTCAACTCTTTAGTAAGGGCAGCCTCTTCTTGCCACCAATCGAAAAACTGTTTCGATTCCTTTTCGGATTTCTCCAAGGCGAGTTGACCCTTAGTGATCTCACTGGCTTGCCTTTCAAGCCTGTCCAATAGTTTTTCTAGTTTTATCTTCATAACAGTTGCCCGAAGGCCCATTCAAAGTACCACAAACCAACATTGTGTCAACACTTTATTTTTACTTTTATTTGTTGACAGTTATTGAGTTGATGATACTCTGGCTGTGCCTTCGGGCAATAATTTCCCTGCTTGCGGGGATTCATAACAGGGGGGAGTGGCTTCGGCTGCTCCCCTTTTTTGCCTAAAAATATAATATTGTAACTAACTAATTGTTTCCTCTTCTCCTACGGAGTATTAGTTAGTACCGACCGAAGGAGCTTCGCAGGCTTACCTCCTTCGGTCGGTCTTGATCAGCACCAGTAATTACAAATTACAATTACAAGTGTCATCAATACTGTGACAGTTTACAAATTAAACTGTCATCAATAACAGACATCGACCAGGCTATTGATTATAGTTTATAACAGTTTCTATCGAAACTAATTGTGAGGTCCAAAAGTTAAGTGACGATTTAACTTGTGGAATGGTTGATACTCTGGCAGTCTAATCCCTGCCACAATGGCAACTGTTATGAATGAAGATCAAATACAAATATTGGCCGAAGCTTTGGGTAAAGCTTTGGAGATTATAAACCAAAACCAGATGCGTCTAATTGATGAAAGGTTTGACGCAATCATGGACGGCAAAGGTGAGGCCGAAAGTGCCGAATTGATTACCGAAGATCGTGTCCGCGAGATTGCGGAAGATGAAGCAAGAGACCTTATCAACGGCGCATCAATCAGCGCATAATGTGGGGAACGCAACTCCTCTTGGCGAAAGCTGAGAGGAGTCTTTTTTTGCCCTCACACAATTTGCCGAATTATCGTCATCAATAGTAATTATAAATAAAGAAGGCAAAGCCCGAATAGATGACAAGATGATTTATATATCAACATCAACATTGAACCTTTACAGACTGACAGACCTAGAAAAAAATAGACATATTTATATATATATTTTAAAGGGCAAGGGGTGCAAAAGATGATGTTGATATATAAATCAACCTGTCAACACAACCAACCACCGATCAATGATTACACTTTTTAAAAAGTTTAATAATTACGAATTAAATGTTGACAACCTTCCGACCTTTGGCCATAGTCTTTGCATGGTTTCGGCCATGACATAATGAAAACTAAAATACTAACAAATGCAGACAATCGAGCGCGCATTGCGCTACTCGATGAAGCGGGCAAACCGGCCCATGAACTAGAGTTAATCCTTTGCGAAGGACGCGGCAAAGACGAAAACAACAAGGCTTGCAAGTTTCTCTACTGGGCTTTCGAGTCTGGCGAAGAGTCAAATCTTGATTTGTCAGACTTTCAAGATTGGCTTGGAGCATTGTCGAAGGCAGACCTCTTGTCCGCCGATCCTGAAATGTGGCAGCGTGACGCAATAGGCTACCGTCTGAATAACGGGAAGTTCAAGACGTTGCAACGCACATCTAAAGACGGTGTACGCTTGGACAACCTCACGCCACAAGAAAAACTTGAGGCAATAGTCGAATCACTTGGCGATGGTTCTGCCTTTAAAGTTCGCTCTAGCGGCGACTCCAAGGCCAAGGTCGAAGCAAAGCTAGTTGCAGAGCAAGACAAGGGCAAACGCATGGCGGAAATCTATCGCGAGGTGCGCGACGTTGAGGCACTTGAAAAGGCCGCTAAAGGTGACGCGAAGAAACCGCACAAGGAAAAGTTGGCTGCTCTTGACTTAGAGTTCAATCAATTAACTGCATAAACCATAGGGGGAGGGCAACCTCCCCCTTTTTTTACCATGATACAAGAAAAACTCAGACAACAAGCAGACCTTTACACAAAACTTGATAAGTCATTGGAACTGCAAGCGTCTTTAAGTAAGGAAATCTGGAAGGGCGGCGCAATCAAGACAAAACTAATTAAGCATTACGGCCCAACTTTCCTTGAGAGTTGGAGCGTTGAGCTAACCAATGAAGACGTTATCTTGCCAAGAGTAACCCTAGCAAAGCTAAAGAATGACAACAATCGCCTTTTCCATTGGGTAATGAAAACATCAGTAATGCAAAAAGCCCTTGCAGCAAGCAACCTCAACACAAAAGAAATGAAAGAACTAAGAAATGAAAACAAATGAAATAATAATTGAGATGTTAACCGAAAACACAGGCCGCCATATGCTAGACTCTGGCGGTGCATACGGTAGACACTGGGAACGCAACCAAGGCCGAGACTTCGCAGCCGAGCCAAGCACAACAAGCGAGTTCTCAATATCTACTTATCAAGGCAAGTCAACGCTAGATGTTATGGTAACACACAACATTTATCATTGGCTCACAGATAGATTAGACTACTCCGAGCGAGTTGACGACATCTTCCATTGGTTTTGCAAGCGCAAACCACAAGCCGACTTGTATTGGGACAGGTGCATTGAGAACTTTACGAGAGATCGTGAGTCAATGTACGACTCAACGCCAATGAGTGGCTACACTTACAACGACCAATCGTTGCTTTCGCAAGACATAGTTTTTAACCAGTTCTCACATGACCACATGGACTACGCAATAATCCAAATACACAATGGTTGTGATGCGCGTGGTGGATTCACAAGACCTCGTGTCTTTGAGTGTGACGAGTATCTCTTTGATTACTGTCGTGCCACAATCTACGCAGAGAACACACTCGATCCCGCTCAACTTATCATGCCTTTTGGCACGGATGACAACTCTCACAGTTGGTATAGTGACGATGGCTACAACTTCTACGGAGACGATTGCAATGATCTCAAATCCTATGATGTAACCGACGACCCACAACTTCGCGGCCAAGGAGTCATCTTCGTTGAGGACAACCTCGCCTACTCACCAATCAACGGCGCACAACTGGAGGCAAGCGAATGACTGACAAACAAAGGCGCAATCAACACCGAAAGATTGTGGAGCTTTGTCATGTTCTGGCAAACGCAGTCACACTAATCAACTTAATGGTTAAAAGATTGGACAACAGCTCAAAATCCAAAATACTGGAAGCCAAAGCTTTGATCCTGTTCAATCAAATAAACAAAATCAAAAGATAATGAGAAAAATAGCACAAGACGCAGCTCGCGCATTTTGCAACAATCGCAAGTTCAGCCGAGACAATACACAAGTAAGAACCAGCACCACAATCGGCGACACGCCAATGACTGAGCTAATCTTGCACGGTCACGTTATCGCCCGCCGACGCAACGGTCAACTGTTCGTCACGCTGGCCGGTTGGCCAACAGTCACAACCAAGTCAAGGCTCAACGCCCTCATGGCAGAATGCCATAGAAGCATTCGATTCTTCCAACGAGACCGCGAGCAATACCTTGGATCGACAGGAGAAGCGAAACAGATTGACAGTCGCAGTTGGTACAAGGTACACGACTTGCATCCAAATACAATGCGAGATGAGCTAGGAATTGAAAAAGCAAATCACCACGCAAGCATATGAA